GCCACGTAGCGCACGACGTTCGGGTCTTGGTAGTCGACGCGCGTCGGCAGCATCGACCGGGTCACGTAGTCCACATTGACTGCGCGACCATCGGGTTCGGGGAGAACGATCACCGACTGCGGGCTGCGGGCCAGCAGCATCATGCGGTCGTCGGTGCCCTTCGCCTCGAGCATCGCGCTGTAGTCGTCGGCGGCGAAGGTGTGGATGCTGACCACCCAGTCCTCGCCGACCGACTCACTCGCTGAACCGGCTACCGCATGGATGAGTCTGAACGGCAGCGGATCACCAGCACGGCGACGAGTGCCGCGTGCCCATGGTGCGAGCCAGGCTGAGACGACCAGCTCGATCGGGGGGGCTGAGATCGGGCCGAGGTCAGGACTGGCCATGAGCTGTACCGCCGTACTTGCGCGCGGTCTTCTCGGCGGGCGCATACTCTGGCGTGTTCTGCCCGCCGAACTCGACATACACAGCGTTGTCCGCCGTTGCCTCGACCTTGCCGCGCCCCTTGTTGGTTGATCGCTCAGTGATCTCGATCGAATCGCGATACTCGCCGGAATCGACTGGGGCATGCGACTTCCATGTCGGAACGACCTCATTCTTCATGAAGTCATTGACCGCCTGATTAACCTCGGGCTGGCGCTCGATCTCTTTCCAGTAGATGCCGTACTTGGCGAGCGGGTTCGACCAACGTCCAGAGCGCTGCGCCATCAGGACACCTTCTTCAGTTCAACGACGATGCCGGGTTGCCAGCCGTGGAAGCCCATCGTCCAGTCCTGCACGCCGACCACCTCGTAATCGACGTTGTCGATGCTGAAGCGGTCCTTGAGGTTGATGTCCGCCTTCGGCATGTAGACGTCGAGGTCGGCGACTTCGGTTTCGGTCAGGGTTGTCGACCCGACCTCGATGACGTGCGGGGCGATGCTGAACGCAAGGAGTTGCGTTGGGCTGCCGAACGTAACGGTCGTGTTCCCCAGCGGGTCAGTCGAGGTGGTTGCGACCTTGTGGCCAACCGGATGCGTCGCCCTCATAGCCGATGGATCACCACTGTCGGATGCGGATCGCGGTACATGTTGATGTCGGCCAACTCATCCGGAGTGAACAACCCCGTCGAAGTCGCCCAATCGGCCAAGCGCTCACGGAACGGGCCAGAGCTGACATCTACCGCCTTGCGCTCATCGGGATTGACGGAGAGGTGCCTGGCGACCACCTGAGCGACGAAGGCGCGGATGCCGGCAGGTACATCGCCGCAGACGTAGTCAACAACAATCACCGTTCCGGTGACCAACAGCCTCCCATTGCGGGTGACGGTCACACAGTTGCCGTCTACGTCGAAGTCCAACTCGTCGCCGTCCACCGTGGAAACGGCCGTGACCTCGCTGACCACACTGGGCAGTCGCGCGCGGCCATCCACAATGGCAGCGCGCACCGTCGTCGCACCATCGGCGAAGACGCGGCCGGTGAGCCGCTGGAACGCATCGGAGACGCGCTCCAGCAGCCCATCGACACGGGCCGACTGCTCCTCTGTGAGCGCCTCGGCGTCGGGAAGCCCTAACGCCGAGGCGACATCATCAGAATCGGCAAGCAGCACTAGCTGGCGTCCCCGAACACGATCACGCCAGCGGGCTTAATGACCTTGCTGCCATAGACATGCAGGCCGCGAACCTCGTCGGCGAACCGGTTGTGCGAGCGGTAACCCTCGACCTTCTCCACCTGGGAGATGAACGCAGCCGCACGCTGGTGGAAGAACACCGCGGCGGGAGTGTCGTTGACCGGTAGGTGATTCGAGGACACCACCCGGAAGCCGAGCAGGTTGCCAACGGTGGCGTTGCGCAGGCCCTGGGTGTCACCCGAGGTGTCGTAGCTGGTCAGCTTCGAGTCGGCGCCCAGCAGCAGGCCCTCGAACTCGGCGTTGACCACCGCGACGCGCATGCCGTCGTTCGGCACGTTCGCCTTCTGCATCTGCGTACGAGCAGCCTTGATGACATTGAAGGCGTCGTCGCCATCATCGACCGTGCCGCCGGTCCAATCCAGCGCGTCGCCCTCGTCGAAGAGCAGCTCGGCAATGTACTGGTCGGCATCAGCGGCCAGGGCGTCACCGGCAGCGTCGGTGTACAGCGGCAGCAGCTCGGTATTCGCCTGCGCGGCATCGATGTCATCCACGTAGAAGTGGAAGTTCTTCTCCTGGTCGATCAGGATGTCGACGCCGGTATCGCTGATCGCATCAGCGGTCGTGGTGCGCGAGTTCTGCTTGTAGTCCTTGACGGCAGGTGCGACCACGCCGGGGATGTGAACCGTATTGCCGGCGGTGGCATCGCCCTCGTACTTGCGGTCGAGCAGAGCCGGGAACACGTTCTGGGCGACGTACCGCTCAAGGATGTACGCCGACCAGATCTCGGGGATGAAATTCGTGACAGCCATTTCGCATGGCCTCCTTTACTTATTCGGTGCCGCGAAACAGCTCATCGAGTTGCCCGCTCTTGTGGGCCTCGATGCGCTCCTTGCGACTCATGTTCTGAAGGTCGGCCCGTGTCAATTGCTTTGGGCCGTTGTTGAGCGCCATGTTGGACGTGACCTCGGCTGCCGGTGCGGCCGCCGGAACAGACTTCGACTTCAGCGCTGCCTCGAGCTTCGCCTCGAATCTCGCCTTCCAACTCTTGGCAGATTCGAGCATCTCCTCGCGTGTCTCACCCTTGATGTCCTCGGGATCAACGTCAGTGACTCTGGCAACCTCCTCGCGCCAACGTGCCTGACGTTCAGCGAGGAAGTCCTTGCGGAGTTTCTCGATCTCTTCCCTCGGGTCGAAATCGTTGCCAGCCCCCGTTTTCTCACGGAGTTCGCGCCACTTCTGCGCGTCTTCGAAGTTCTCTTTGGCGCGCTTCTCCTGTTCGCGCGCCTTGCCCTTCCAGAAGTCCACCGTTTCCGTAGGCTTCGGCTGCGACTTTTCAGCCACGGCCTCACCCTTGGGCTCCGGTGCTGGTGCTGTCGGTTCGCTCGGCTCCGTTACGGCATCGGCTCCCGGCATTTCGTTAGGGGTCACGTCATCAGACATGAATTGCTTCCTTTGCGTTTCGCAATTGATGGGCGCCCGTTACGGGCAATCCCCAGCGTGATGATCGCTGGGGGAAGTCTCAGTTGGCGATGTCCTTGGGTCCGGTGAATTTCTGCCCTTTCCAGGCAATCACCGGGCCAACCTCGCCGTGCTCGTGAGTAACAATCAGTTTGCGGTAATCCGCTGCGCGGCCGCCGCGATCGGCTAGGCCGGCAAACTCCTCGACCCTCGCATGTGTCGCCTCAAGGATGGCGTCTGCATCGAACATGTCGTTCAGGTCCATCCCCACTGGAATAACGTCGACATCACAATCGCAGCCGGGATGAATCGGCATGAGGTCTTTCTTCTTGTAAGGCTGAGTCGCTGCGATCATGCACATCGCGCAGTTCTCGCGACCAGTTGGCACCCTGCGGAAAAGCGTTGCCTCACTGGCTTGCAGCGACTCGTGTGCCTGGTGCACCTTGGCCATCTGCAAGTCAGTGCTGGCGATGTTCTCCGCCCTCCGACCGCCGGATGCGAGAGCCTGGCTCACGGACTTGCCGCGCGAGAGGGCGGTACGGGCAGTGGCGATCGGCCTTGAGTAAACGACCTCTGGCGAAACGCCCCGCAGTGTCGTTATGACGCCATCGCTTACCGCAGCCGCAGTACCCCCGGTCGCCTCCGAGAAGTAGACCGATGTCGCTGCGGCCATCTGCAGTTGTGATGCCTGCACCACCGGGACAACGGTGCCGACGAACTCCTCAAGCCCGTCGTCGTCAAGGCTGACCACTTCCCATGCGGCCGACACAAAGGCGAGCAACTCGTCGCGGAGTGTAGCGGTGAGCGCTGCATAGTCGACGAAGTCCACGGACTACTCCCGCGAGCCGGGTTGCTGCTGAGTCGATGCTTGCTGCCTGGCTTGCGTGGTGGCCGGGACCGCCAGCCTCGTAGCGGTCATCGAGGCCAACTGCTCACGTGCCCGGTCTAGATCGTCCTGCTTAATCTGCTCGTTGTTGTAGTTCAGGATGTTGCGCCGGATAGATCCCCAGGACTCGCCGGCAGCCTTCGCTTGCGCAGCGGCAGAGTACTTCTCCGACAGCGTCACGCGCTCGGGATTCTCGAACGACACCGCGACCGTGGGAATGTCCTCGACGCCCTCGGTCTGCAACGCCTTCACCAGGATCGCCTCGAGGCCGAGTTTCGCGATCGCCAGGCGATCGTTGCACTTGAAGATGTGGCCCTTCTCGATATTGTGGGCACCCTCTGCGGACTGGTTCGCGTTGTCCGGCATCAGGATCGGAAGCGGCGTCTTCGTCGCCGAGGCCAACTGCCGCACATGCTCACGGATGGCGTCGAGCATCGGCCTGAAGTCGGTGGCCTGCGACTCCCAGACCTTTACGCCGGGTGGCAGTTCCCACAGCGCGCCGGGAGCGGCCTCGAAGATCGCCGAGT